CGGCGCGCGTCAGCGATAACAAGAAACTGATGGAAGTTGATCCTGATTATGTGGCCCGGTTAATGAGCTTGTCGGACAAAGAGCGCAAGCAGCTTCTCGAGGGCGACTGGGACACGTTTGCAGGCCAATATTTCGAAGAATGGAGCCGGCCGATTCACGTCGTCGAGCCGTTCGAAATCCCGCGCGAATGGCGCAGATACCGGGCGCTGGACGAGGGATATACAGACCCCTTCGTCTGCCTATGGATCGCCGTTGACCGGCAGGGTTTCGCCTATGTATATCGTGAGGCGGTTCGCAAGAAACTGCTATCCCGCGAACAGGCGCAGCTCGTGAAGCAGCTCACCGGCGATGAAGTCATTGATTATTCCGTCGGGGATACGTCGTTCTGGAACAAGTCGAAGGTCGATACGAACGAATCGCCGGCCGAAATCTTCGCCAAAGAGGGCGTGCCGCTGATCCAGGCGAACAAGGAGCGCGTCAACGGCTGGAAACGTCTGCGCGACTGGCTCAAACCGATCGAAGTGGTCGACCCGGTGACGGGCAAAACCTACACGACCGCAAAGCTGCGGGTGTTCTCGACGTGCATCCAGACCATCGAGGCGATTCCGGCCATGATCCACGACGATCACAACCCCGAAGACGTGGCAGAGCACGAACTTGATCACGTCCCGGACGCGCTGCGCTATTGGGCGATGAGCCGGCCGTCGCCGGCGAAGCCTGAACCGCCGAAGCATCCGACGGAACGCGAAATGGTGCAGCGGCACATCGACAAGCTGGACCGCATGGCGAAAAGGCGAAAGGTGGAATATCTCGGATGATCACGCTGTTTGTGACCGCGTTTCTGGTGCAGGCGGCTTTTTTTATTGCCGCGATACTGATTGACCGGCATCTGTGGCGCCGGCACATCGAAGCGAAGGAACGCGAATGGGCGACCGAACGAAAGGACTTGCTCGACCGTATCCAGGCGCCGAACTTCGGTGAGTACACGCGGAAAGCGCTGCTGGAGAAGAAACTTGAGCAGCCGCCGGACGAGCGGGAACGCCCGCCGGAATTTATCTCATAGGGGGACGATGACCCATGAAACTGTTCGAACTGTGCATTGGTGATCTGCGCCGCCTGGTCTCGGCGGAATCTGCGGAAGAAGCGCGCCGGATCGGCCAAGACCCGACGAAGCACCCGGACATCCACTTCATGCCGTTTGAGGTGCGGGAGTTCGTATTGCCGGGTTACGTGATCACGGTCACGCCGGAGGCTGACGTACAAGCGCGGGAAGATGCGCCGCCGGATGATCCGGAAGCTCCTGACGAACGCGAAGCGCTCAAGGTATGGCTCACAGAACGCGACATCGAGTTCAAGAAGAATTGGAGTACGGAGCGGCTGCGCGAGCTCGTGGAACAGGCGAAGGCTGCGGAGTCGGAATCTGATCCGGATGAACCGAATGAACCGGAAGAACCAGCGGAACCGGGCGAATCGGAAGAACCGAATGCACCGAGCGACCCTGACGCCTTGTTCTGATATTGCGCGCCGCACCTGACGGCGTGGGGGTGAGATGTTGAAACTGTTCAAGAAAAAAGGTCAGGACTCCGTGCAGTTCGTGATGGAGCGCTTCGAGGAGTCCGAGGACTGGCACGTTCTGCGGCAAATCCAGATCAACCGCGCCTTTTACAACAGCCGGCAATGGATCAGTTGGGACCGCGTCAATAAGGTCGTTTATGTGCCCGAGCTGCGCCCGGGCGAGCGGCGCCTGACGTACAACAAGATCAAGCCGGCCGTCCTGACGCTTTTGGCGAAACTCTGCAAAAACCGCGTCAAGCTCGAGGTAAAACCGGATACCAACGACATCGAGCGGATCGAGGTTGCGAAAGCCGGCCTGAAATTCCTGACCTACCAATGGCAGGAAGACGACATGGACGCGAAGACGCGCCGGCTGAAGTTTTATATGCTGGTCGACGGCATGCCGAGCTTGAAGGTCTACGTCGACAAGTCGCAGGGGGCTGACCTTGCCATTGACGACGATCTGGTCGCAGAACTGGCAAAAGAGGCAGGCATCGAAAACATCCCGACGAAGGCCGGAAAGATCGTGACGAAGGTCGTGGATCAGCTCTCGATCTACTATGACCCACTGGCCGAATCGCCCGAGGAAATCCGCTGGGTGATCGAGCGGCGGCCGGTTGACGTTGATGAGATCGAGGCCGAATTCGGGAAGAAGGTCGAGACCGAGGGCAACATCATCATGCGCAACAGCTTCTACCCGGACAGCCTCGGCCAGAAACCGCGGCATTACCCGAATCATGCCATGGTCTATGACTATTGGGAGTTGCCGTGCAAGCAGTATCCGAAGGGCCGCCGGATCGTTGTTGCAGGCGGCGTCGAACTGCTTCATTCCGAGGACCCGGGCGAATTTCCGTATATCTTCTTCCCGGCCGTCCCGGTTCCAGGATCGGCCATCGCAACCGGCCTTGTGACCGACATGACGACGCCGCAGAAGTCGTACAACATCAAGCGGACGGCCGAGGCGCGCATCCTCGAAGAAATGGGCAACCCGCTTTGGCTCAAGCCGGAAGGCAGCGTCGACGACGAGGACCTGATCAACGAAATCGGCGGCATCATCACTTATACGCCGTTCGGGCAACTCAAGCCGGAGCGCGTGCAGGGCGCAACCGTGGACAACGGATGGCAGAACGCCATGGAGCGCGACGAGGCGGACATCGAAGACATTTCAGGCGCGCATGAAATCAGCCAGGGCGCCGCGCCGCGCGGAAACAACACGCTCGGCGGGCTGCAGCTCCAAGTCGAGCAGGACGAAACCCGGCTCGCGATTCTTGTGCAGTCCTATGAGGACGGCATCAAGAAGTGGGGCGAGAAGGTGCTGCGCCTCGTCCAGAAGCACTTCCCGGAAGAACAGCAGCTCTCCATCGTCGGCGAGAACGGCGAGATCGAGGCGTTCGCGTTTGCCGGCGCCGATCTGACCGGTGGCGAAGTGGTCGACGTGGTGCCGGGCAGCTCCATGCCGACGCTGAAAGCTGTTCAGGACCAAAAAATCATGAACATGTGGTCTGCCGGCATGTTCAACGACCCGGAGACGGGCCGACCAGATGTGCGCCGTGTCGTCCGCATGCTCGGCGAGTCGATCGCAACACAGTATTTCGACGACACCGAGCAGGACGAGAACAAGGCGCTGATGGAGAATCGGACATGGCAACAGCTTTTTTCGGACCCGGACTTGGCGGAAATGCTGTTGGCCTACCAGAAGGAAATGCAGGCGTATCAAGAGGTCATGCAGCAGGCGCAGGCGCAGGGTATCCAACCGCAGGAGATCAATCCGCCGCAGCCGCCGGTCAAACTTCCGGTTGTCCGCGACTTCTACGACCACGCCGTGCATATCGCGGCGCACAATCGGTTCAGGAAAACCGACGATTACGATCGTCTGCCGCCCGAACTGCAGGCGATCATTGACCAACACGTCGCCGAGCACGAACGATGGCTGGCTGCGAAGAAGCAGCAAATGGCCGCGCCGGCGCAAGTTCCAGTTCAATAACCGGGCCGTTGGTGAGAGTCCAGCGGCCCATTCTATTTCCACCAATCAGCGGGCGTTGAATTCGTCTTCGCCGCCGGGAGACAAGGAGGATGCTATATGGGTGACCATCTGATTCTTGATCTGCAACTGTTCGCGGAGGACGAAGCAGTTGCAACGGGCGTGGAAGACGCTCCCGCCGCCGGGGAGCAACCGGAAGCCAGTGAAGGTTCTGCGAACCAGACGGGCGTTGATGAACAGGCTGCCGCCGAGCCGGAAAAGCAGAACAACTTCGAAAAGGCGTTCGCGAAGCGTCTTGCCGCCGAGCGCTCCAAGTGGGAGAGCGAGCTGTCCGAGAAGCTCAAGGACTACGAGGCGCACAGGCGGGTCAGCGAGTTCTTCCAGCAGTACAACGGCATGGACCTGAACGCGCTCATGGAGCGCATCGAGCTCGAGCAGCTCAAGCAACAGGCCGAGCAACAGCAGGTTCCTGTCGAGGTCATGCGCCGCATCCAAGAGCTTGAGCAAAAGGCTGCGCTGGCCGAACAACTGGCTCAGCAGCACGCTCAGGCCCAATGGGAGAAGACGTATCGCGATGGGCTGGCCGCCTATGTCCAGGGCAAGGAAGACGCTGACCCGGACGCAATCACGAAATTCCTCGTCGACAACGGTATAAGCGTTGACCCGAACGACATGAACAAGGCGTTCGACCTGGCGTACAAGGCGATCCAGTTCGAGAAGCTACAGCAGCAGCTCGCCAGCGCTGAGAAAGACGGCATGAAAAAGCTGATCGGTGCGAAAGGCAGCATTCCCGCGAATGTCGGTTCGTCCGGACAAGGGCAAGTTTCCAGCGGGACGCCGAAGACATTCGCAGATGCACGGGCGCGCGCAATGGCGCGGCTCGGCGCCACAGAATAATGATTCAGGAGATGATGCGAAATGGCATTCGATCTGTCCGCCGCAAGTGCGGTTCTCAAGGAAGATTACCTGGGCCCGGTCCGGGAACAACTGAATAACGACAATCCGGTCATTCAGAAGCTGGTGCAGAACAAGCAGCAGGCAACCGGTAAACGATTCTATGTGCCGCTGCATATCGGCCGGAACAGCGGCGTCGGCTATCGCGCGGAAGGCGCGGCTCTGCCGGCGGCTGGCAGCCAGAAATACAAGGAATCGACGGCGAACTGCGCGTACCTGTACGGCCGCATCGAAATCACGGGGCCGACCATCAAGGCAATGCGCAATGACAAGGGCGCATTCATCCGCGCCGTCGAATCCGAAATGAAGGGCCTGCTGCGCGACCTGAAAGACCAACGCGCGCGGGCCCTTTTCGGCAACGGCACGGGCATGCTGGCGAAGTTCGATGCTAACTCCAACACCAACACGCTCACAGTCGACAAGGTGAAATACTTCCAGGTTGGCATGATCATCGACATCCTGCAAAGTGGCGGCACGCCTGTCGCGACTGGCCGGACCATCACGAACATCGACGAAGGAAACAAGACCATCACGATCGACGGCGCCGCCGTGACGACGTCGAATACGGACATCGCGGTTGTGACGGGCGACTACAACGTCGAAGCGATGGGCCTTGGCGGCATCATGGACAGCTCGCTGACGCTGCAAGGCATCAACCCGGCCACCAACCCGTGGTGGAAGCCGAACAGAATCGCGAACAACGGTACGCCGCGCGCGATTTCCCAGCAACTGATGCGGCAGGCCGTCGACCTGTCGGAGATCCGGGGCGGAAAGGTCGACTGGATCACGACGTCGTATGGTGTGCGGGCCGCGCTCGAGGCGATCATGCAACAAAACGTGCGGTACGTCCGCCCGATGACGCTCGAAGGCGGCTTCAACGTGCTGGAATACGACGGCATGCCGATCTTCGTCGACCGCTACCACGAGTCGAACCGCATGTTCTTCCTCGATTCGTCCGAACTGGACCTGTACCAACTGTCGGACTTCGAGTGGATGGAAGACGACAAAGGCGGCGTGCTGCGGCCGAAGTCCGGCTACGATGCATACGAGGCGACGATGTTCTGCTACGAAACGCTGGTCACGTACCGCCGGAACGCACACACGGATCTGGCAGACCTGCAAGAGCCGGCCGGTTACATCGCCTGATCGGTTACAGCACAGGGAGAGCCCCGAAGGGCTCTCCTATTTCTTTGCATATGGGGAGGGAAAATCGTGGCGCAGTACGACATCCACAGCATCGAGGATCGCCTGCAGGCGATCGACCCGCGCATTGTACGAATTGACTTCAACCATGCCCGCGAGCGGCACGAAATCATCGCCCGGGACAACCACGGAGCCGAGTATATCGCGTTCACGGTGCCGTGGGGCGAGCTTGACGCGCGGGCGGAACGCGAACTGTACCGGATCCGGCCGGAACGCATGAACCCGTTCGAGGAAGTCCGCCGGGCCGAGGAACGCAAGCAGCGGGCCGAAGACAAGAAGATCCACGACATGGCCACCGATCTGGTCGAGAACATCCAATCTTCATTCCGGCACAAGCCGAGTCGGTCGATTGAATGACGAAACGGGGGTGACGCATCGTGAACCTGCGCGACCTGAAAGACCGGGTCTTCCAGATGACGAACGGGATTTACCGCGATCAGGAGCACATGCGCGTGCTGGTGAATCAGGCGCTGATCGAACTTGCGAAGGCTGCGAAGATTCAGTCGACGGCGACCATCACGACCACGCCGGG